GGTTATTTTTTTGCCAATAAAATTATTAATATAAACTGAAATATCAATACCAAAATTAGTTGGATTGAGTTTTACTGAATAAAATTGCCCATCATAAGCAATATTACCTGGGATCACCACTGATCCTTCTTTAAATATATGACTTCCAAAAGATTCTACTTGATTCTGTAGAATTGATTGTAAAGTCGTTAGTTCTCTTGCTTGAACTGGATACCCTGGTTTAAATAAGACTTTATAAAAATTCTTTTGAGAATCAAAATCATCATAATATGGACTGATATTTAAATTTGTTTTTTGTGCCATTTTCTTTAGAATTCCAGAATAATTTTAACGTCTTCTTTTTGTCTAATGTCTCTTTCTACCAGGGGTCGGTTATCAATATAAATTATGTCTCCCGTCTTTTTATTTATCTCCGGATTTGCAAGTCCATTTGTAAAAGTTACTCCCAAGTCTATAACTTTAGTACCGATTGTAATTTTATTAGTATTGGGGAATGTTGTATCAATTGAACCATTAAATGGTTGAATTGCATTTGCAGAAGATTCAAAATCATATACACTAGGATTACGATTACTGTCCCTATAATCAGTTTCATCATATCTTGTAGGATGGTAATATAAAGATCTATCTCTAAAATACTTTAGTACCTTGGTTTCACTATCATATGATGCCACATACCCTTTTGCAATTTTTCCATCTGTTCTTGTCTGTGTCATTTCCGATCCAACAACTGGAGTTCCACTAAAAGATGATGTTAATTTTATTGCATAAAGTGATGAATATTGATTTTCAGTAAAGATATTAGTATTTGAACTAAAAGTGGTTGGATTTTTTATAATTCCAACTTGAGCAAATTGAGTATCTGTTGGAAAATCTTTGGTTGAATCATCAAATCTGGCATATATCAATACTTTATCAGTTCCTAGTTCTGAATAGATATCATACCCATGTCCCTTAGATGGTGGAATAATTGGTATTAATTTTGCTGGATTAGAAATATTTCCGGATGGTTGAATACTTCCCAAATCAACCATTCCCCAAGTATATCCACTACCACCAGAAACGACAGCAGTAGAAGTTATTACACCATTAGTAGTAGTAACTGAAACTTTACCACCAGTACCATCACCAAGAATATTGACTTGAGTAACACCAGTAGTTCCAGAATTATATGCAGATCCTCCATTTTCAATGTATATTTTTTTAATTTGATTGAAATTTACATCCGAATTTCCTGCCTCCCTAACAGAAACAATTTGAGCATCAGTTGATGTTGACCAATCGTTAGGAACTACAACATAGTCAGTTGAATCAAATTTTATAATATCACTTGGAGAAACTGAAAAAAGATATTTCCAAACATATCCATCCCCACTTACTCCTGCTGCAGATGGTTCTAAATCTGTAAATATTGGTTCATCTTGTGATTTATTTCCCTTTAAATTTGCTCCAGAAGAACCATTATCTATACAAATATAAACTCTATAATCACTATTAATTACATAATAATTTGAGTCGTATAATCTACTTGAGTCTGAATTTGGTGTTGGATTTGAGATATTATAATCGTGCCTATACATATCATAAGAAGTATTAGAAGTCCAAGTAACTTTTCTTATAAGTCTTCTAATATTACTACTAGTGATTTTTTTACCAAATAGTGCAGTATCTTTATAATGTGAAGAATATTGAAGATTATCAGTTGGGTTTGGGATATTAGAATCCCAATTAGTAGTTCTTCCAAATCCAACTGTTGTAGGATTATCTAGACCCAAAAAGACATAATATGAATTATTGGGATTAGATACTACAGAATCTACAAAATTACTTGCATTCAATATTCTAAATTGGTCTGTTACGACTGCTGCCATATTAATAGTTTTTTAGATATTTATAAGAGTTTGGGGAGTGCTCCCGTATACCTCAAGCCAATACCTCTCCTCTGAATCGTTGGAAAAGTTGATAATCCAACATCTACAGTATTGCCAGTTACTCCTATGGAAATTGGAGAACCAGATCTAGTAAATCCAGATAATCTTCCCCAAGAGAATTTACCTACAGGATTTGATACATTACCCGTAGTTGTAAGTCCTACTACAGATGTATTTGATTTTATGTTGCAGGTAATAATTCCAGTAGTACCACTTGAAGAGAATTGGTGGACATAGTAAATATTATCTAAGAATGTCGAGCCAATTCCAATCACAGATGAATCGGAAATGTCAATAGAAGTTACTCCATTGCCAACACGAGTATCAAAAATATAAATTGGATATCCAGTTTGTAATCCAACATAAGATGATGTATTTAAGTGGAATCTCAGTGCTAATGGATTTCCACCACTACCTGTTGTGGTTGTAATTCCAGTAATAATACCGGAGAATCCATTAACTAAAGAAATATTGGTAATATTTTCGTAGGTTGGATCTGGAAGTGGGACAATTACACGAGGTACTATTCCAGTACTATACCCCAATCCAGGATTTGTAATTGTAATTGGAGTTGTTAGAGATCCTGTGGCAGAGACTGCAATAGTTGCGGTTGCAGTAGTTCCTATGCTTAATGGAGCAGAAATTTTAACATTAACTGATGCCCCAGTATATCCACTTCCAGGATTAGTAATTGATAATGATTGAATTGTCCCGGCAATAGAAACTATTGCAGTAACGGATGCGGATACTGGATCGGCAGTGCCAGAAAAAACTAAAGCATTAAACTGTCCAGGTGAATCATAATTAAAGAATTGTGCATCATCGACAAATATTTGACTATCAGTAGTTGAAAAGTTTTTAATAACTTTTGCTGTTGGGTATATTAGAGATTCAATAGAATCTCTTGCTTTAGAAATATTTTCCCCATTAATTTTTCTGTCAACTTTTTGTTTAGTCCAACTTAATGGTTTATAATTTTGAGTATCTATTCCTTGATCAGAATATAAATTAGTTTCAAACTTATCAGATGATGATAAATCAAATATAACTCTCTTATCTTGAGTTATTGTATTAGAGATACTATTATTTTTAAATACTTGTACAGAATCTCCTCTCTTTAAAGTTTCATTGATATCTGTAATCAATTCACTATCATCACCTGCTGTTCCTTTATAGAAGAAAATTGCAACATCATCTTCTGGTTTTGGTGCAGTTGTGAATACAAAAGATGTTCCACCATTAAACTCATATGCCACTCCAGGATCTTGAATTATGCCATTAATAATGATCAGTAGTGCATTAGCAAGATTTACCCGAGAACCCCTTTGAACTTCAAAACTCAATAATTCTTCATTATAATAAAGTGGGAATCTGGTTCTAATTCCATCTTGATAATTTTGAATTGAATCGATATAATCAAATTCTCCAAATTGCCACGCAGCAAAAGAGTCAGTAAAGGTATCGATAACAGTTAATTTGAACTCTGATAATGGTGACCCTAACCTTGAATCGGTAACTAACCCAACTGGTTTGAATACATCTCCACGTTTGAATGCATATCCTGGTCTAGAAATATTAAATCCAGTTACTTCATAGTACTCTGATCCTATCCCAACAGTAGAACTTGCGCCAACTTTAACATTTAATAATAGTCCAACTCCAGTATCTGTCGTTGCCCCTATACCTAATCTAGATACTCCAGTTACTTTAAGATTCTCGTAAGATGGTTCAGAAACAAATATCTTGGGATTTATATACCCTGTACCAGCATTAATAATATTAAATGATAATACTCCTCCTGCTCCAACAGATGCCCTTATAGATGCTGCTGTCCCTGTATGTCCACTTTCATATACACTAACTCCTATTGAAACAAGTCCATTGTACCCAGAACCAAGATTGTCCGTAGCTCCCAAACCAACAGATGTGATTGCCCCACCAGCACCTACTACAGCAGTCACTGCTGCCCCAACAAGGGGTGCATATCCCAATCCAGTAGATGATCCTAGGGAAATAATAATTCCACCTCTAGGAGTTTGATTTTGATTTATATCAAATTCGGAAGTAAAAATATTCAACGTGTCTGGGTTTCTAATACCAGAAAACACTACACTACTTATCCCTGCAATAGAATTTTCAATAATGCTAAAGTTATTTTGTGGGTTGTTAACAGTTGTTGGTGTTTGGAATATTCC